AGAAGACATGCGTCGTGCTTGCCGCATACTTCAGCGTTCTTTATGTAATATTCTTGATTATCAAGACTTCTTAAGTATTCAAAGTAAACTTAGCAATGACGAGATTCAACCATTAGGGATTGGTGTTACTAATCTAGCCTACTGGCATGCCAAGCGTAGTCTTAAATACGGCGAGAAGGATGCACTACAAGATGTTAAATCTTGGATGGAGCATCAAGCATATTATCTAACAGAAGCTACTGTTGAGTTGGCTAAAGAACGCGGCGCTTGTACACATAGCGATAAGACACGTTACGGGCAAGGAACATTCCCTTGGGAACTACGTGCTAAAGGTGTAAATGAATTAGCAGACTTTACCCCAGAACTAGATTGGGAACCTTTACGTAAGGAGATGAAAGAACATGGTGTACGAAATGCTACTCTTATGGCTATTGCTCCAGTTGAGTCTAGTAGTGTTGTTATTAATAGTACAAATGGCATTGAAATGCCAATGAGTTTAATTTCAACTAAAGAATCAAAAGCAGGATCATTTACACAAGTAGTTCCAGAATACCATAAGTTAAAGAACAAGTATCAACTAATGTGGGAACAGAAAGACTGTGATGGTTATTTGAAGACTGCGGCTGTGCTTGCGGCTTACGTTGACCAAAGTATTAGTACAAATACATTCTACAATCCAGCACACTTTCCAGAACGTAAAGTGCCTACAACATTAATTGTAAAAAATTTAATGCAGGCACAGTTATGGGGAATTAAAACATTTTACTATAGTTTAATCAACAAAGCAGGAAGTAAAGCAATTGAAGTAGCACAAGAAGTTAATGGATATCATGTTGCTGGAATGAACGGACATCAGGTTAGTGTAGAACTGTTAGAAGAAGATTGCGAGGCTTGTAAATTATAATGTTAGAAACTTGTTGCGATATTTTAGTAGACGCTTATAAGCGTAATTGGATTACCAGTAGAGATGGTAACATTAGTATTCGGCATCACGACCGTGATCATTTTTATGTTACTCCTAGCGGTGTACGTAAACAGAACATGCAGCCAGAGATGTTTAAAAAAATTAAAATCTGGCGTACAATCAACAGTGGGGTAGGCACTGGTGTTTTTAACTATAACTGGGAAGTTATTGAACAAACTGACCTTAGTGGAAATCTTGAACCTAGCGGCGAGATGCCTTTACACTTTGGTCTGCAAAAAGAACTGGGTCAGCACAAAGACGATGTCCGTGTTGTAGTACACGTTCATCCTACCTACTGTGTTGCCGCCATGCATGCCGGAATTGATTTAAGCACTATTGTAAATGACTTTCCAGAACTTAGCAGATATACGCGAGTAGCACCAAATGTAGGAGATGTTCCGCCGATCAGTCAAGAATTAGGCGATGCTTGCCATCGTAATTTAAAGTTGGATAAAGATGGTAATATTTCTTACGATATTGTAGGTATTAAAGGTCACGGAGTAGTTGCTATTGATAGCACACCATGGCGAGCATATGAACACATAGAAAGACTAGAACATATTTGCAAGATAGTACTTGCATCAGGAAAACATAAATGAGCAAACAACAATATAATTTAAACACAAAGACAGACTACCTTCACCGTAAAATGTTCTTAGATCCAGCCGGGCCAGTTACTATTCAACGTTTTGAAGAAGTAAAGTATAACAAAATTGCAGACTTTGAAACTACAGCACGTGGTTTCTTTTGGGTGCCAGAAGAAATTAGCCTAGCAAAAGATGCAAATGATTTTAAGGATGCATCAGATGCAGTTAAACATATCTTCACTAGCAACCTGCTTAGGCAAACTGCTCTTGACAGTCTGCAAGGCCGCGGCCCAAGTCAAATCTTTACTCCGGTCGTAAGCCTTCCAGAATTAGAAGCACTGGTCTATAACTGGACATTCTTTGAAACAAATATTCACAGCCGTAGTTATAGTCACATCATCCGTAACATCTACAACGTGCCTAAGGAAGTGTTTAACACTATCCACGACACTAAAGAAATTGTAGACATGGCAAGTAGTGTAGGAAAATATTATGACGACTTGCATGTTATCAACTGCCGTAAAGAAGCAGGCGAGAAGATTAACGAAAAGACACATATCAAAGCAATTTGGTTGGCCTTGAACGCTAGCTATGCCTTAGAAGCGTTCCGCTTTATGGTATCATTTGCCACAAGTCTAGCAATGGTAGAGAACAAGATCTTTATTGGTAATGGCAACATTATCAGTTTGATTCTACAAGACGAATTGCTACACAAAGGGTGGACCGCTTTCTTAATTAATCAAGTATGCAAGGAAGATGCTCGATTTGCAGAAGCCAAACAAGAGTGTGAGGCAGAGGTGTATCAACTATATATGGATGTTATACGTGAAGAAAAGGAGTGGGCCGACTATTTGTTTATTAAAGGTCCTGTGATTGGACTTAACGCAAATATTCTTAAAGACTTTGTTGACTATACAGCGTTTGGTGCATTAAAAGATATTGGTATAAAATATCAGCATCCTGCTCCAAAGTCAACTCCTATTCCTTGGTTTAACAAACACAGCGATACAAGTAAAAAACAAACAGCATTACAGGAAAGTGAAAGCACCAATTATGTAATTGGCGTGATGTCCGATGCGATTGATTATGACGAACTACCTGTATTATAATTAACTTTTAGGAAACACTATGATTAAAGTTTACACAAAAAATAATTGCCCATTTTGCGATAGAGCCAAAGCTCTTTTAGAAAGCAAAGGAAAAATGTATATTTCTGTCAACATTGAAGAAAATGAGACTGAAAGAGATTTTTTAATTGGACAAGGTTTAAAATCCGTTCCACAAATTTTTAAAGATAACACACTTATTCCAGGCGGCTTTCAAGCATTATCTACACAATCTGAAGACTTCTGGAACACACTATAAAGGAAAACTATGTTAATAGATAAAGGCGTATCAGTAGGCGAAGTAATTACACTTAAACTTACAAGCGGTGAAGAAATTGTTGCTAAACTTACAGAAGAAACAGCAACTTATTATAAACTAAGTAAACCTATGGTTATTGGCATGGGTGCAAAAGGTCCAGGACTAATGCCTTACTTGTTTACAGTACATCCAGACAAAGAAGTAAAACTTTTAAAAATTACAGTTACAGTTGCCGAAGCAACAGACAAGCAATTTGCAGATCAATTTATAGAATCTACATCAGGTATAAAACTAGTATAAATACCTAAAATAGGAGAATTATATGCCAGGAGTTTTATTAACAGCGACTCTTTCTACAGGTGGTACAGTTGTAGTAGATGATACCATCGCAGTTGCAGCCATCGCAGCTCTTACAGAGGCCATGTCTGAATTCACTGCACTTGCCGCTAATATTCCAGGAACTCCAGCATCTAACCTAGCTACTATTGCAGAAGCCACAAACGACATGGCAAATATGATGACAGATGTTATTACACAGCAACAAGAAATTAACAGGAATATAGAATTATTAGTAAGATCAATGACCAGAGTTTCTACAAACATAGGAACTGGAGTAACCACAGCTCAACTAGCATATTTAGATCAGTCAAAAGCTAATCTATTTCAACAGACACAGTCGCAGGATGCTCTCGCAAGAGCAGGGTTGCCTCCAACTACAGTAACACCTGGCGATATTTCCCAGCGTGTTACAGGAACAGCTAAAGACATTGGTGATTTACAGTTACAAAGTAAAGTGGCAGGACTAACTCAAGACGGGTTGGCCTATGTAGGAGATCTGGTTACTGATGTAGGAACTAATCTTATTGAAGAAGCATTAGATGCCACAGGTATCTCGGGGCTTTGGAATACAGCAAAGCAAAAGTTTAACGCTTTATTTCCAAAAATTACAACAGCTAGAAAGAAAGCTGTTCAAACTAATGCCGTTAAACGCGGAGCAACTTCAGGACGCCCAACTATCCAAGTTCCAATTGACATTGATCAAGGCTAATATGAGTAAAGACAGCGTAGCAAGAGTTGGCAAAGATATTGGTAGCAATAAAATATTTAAAACTGGATCAACTAATGTGTCGGTTAACGATACAGACGTAGTATTTGAAACCAGTACAAATTCATCTGGCGTACTTGTAATAGCTGGATCCCAAACGGTTTTTGTCAATGATAAAGGTATTGGCAGAGAAACCGATGGTATGAGCGATGGCGGCCTCATAACCTCAGGCAGTACTAACGTATTTGCCGGGAAATAACCCCACCAAAAAGTTTGACACTAAGTAGTACAGTCTGCTAAATTATAGCAGGAGTTACATACTCACCATTAAAGGAGAACAAAATGGCACAAAATAGACATCAAGAATTCACTGCTCTAGTTGAAGCAATGGAAGGCGATTTTGAAAAGTTTTATGATAAAGAAGTTGGCGCAGCAGGAACCCGTGTCCGTAAGCACTTACAAGAGTTGGCAAAACTCTGCAAAGAAGTTCGTAATGACGTAACCGCAGTTAAAAACGCTCGTAAAGAGTCTTCTGGAAAGTAACAATAAATATAGTTGTTCACATTTGGAGGAACGATTATGTTAGAAACATTATTTTGGTTCGCCCTTGGCGCATTTGTAGGTTGGAACTTTCCACAACCTGAGTTTGCAAAAACAATTCAGGCTAAAGTACTAGGAATGTTTAAAAAGGGTTAATTATGGCATATTCAGACAAAGTTATTGATCACTATGAGAATCCTCGTAACGTAGGTAGCTTTGATAAGAATGATACTGATGTTGGCACAGGCATGGTGGGAGCACCTGCCTGTGGCGACGTAATGAAGTTGCAAATCAAAGTAGGCGAAAATGGAATTATCGAAGATGCTAAGTTTAAGACTTATGGTTGCGGAAGTGCTATTGCGTCTAGTTCACTGGTCACTGAATGGCTTAAGGGCAAAACACTTGACCAAGCAGGACAGATCAAGAATAGTGAGATTGCAACAGAGCTTGCACTCCCTCCGGTTAAAATACATTGTTCTATCTTAGCAGAAGATGCAATTAAGGCGGCGGTAATTGACTACAAAGAAAAACATGGTATCACTAACTGAACAAGCCGCAAAAAAAGTGTTATCACATTTAGAAAAAAGAGGCCAAGGCTACGGCATTACTATTGGTGTTAAAACTACTGGTTGTAGCGGAATGGCTTACAAATTAGAATATGTAGACAGCCCACCGGTAACTAGAGATTGGATGAGTTACGATAGTTACGGTGTTAAAATTTGGGTAAATGGTAGAGACTTGCCCTATCTTAATGGTTTAACAATGGATTGGAAAAAACAAGGCCTTAACGAAGGTTTTGATTTTGTTAACCCAAACGAAAAAGATCGTTGCGGCTGCGGCGAAAGTTTTCGAGTATAAATTTCTTGACACTAACCAAAAAATTCTGTATACTAGCAGAATAGTAAAACTTTTGGAGAATAATTTTGAGTATGCATTTGGAAGGCCCATGGCTCAGCACCACTGGCAAAAAGAAAGGTAAACAGAAATTTGCTTCAGCAGAACACGCCCGCAAGGCTCGAGAACAAGAAGAGTCTTGGAAAGAGTTACAAAAGAAATGGGGACTTGAAGCAGAAGAAAAAAAGCGCAAACGTGCTTTGACTGCCGAAGTATGGAAGCCAGACAACAAACCATATACTAGATATGGCACTGATGTCAAACACCCAAGTTTGCCATTTACCGGTGGTCCATGCACCGTTGCACCAAAAAAAGTTTACACTGGAACTATGGTAAAAGGCATTGCAACCATGCATAAAAGCAACGCTGTACCTGTTTTTAGTGATGAACAAGCAGTAGATATTAGTAAAATGCGTCGTTGATTTAAAAACTTATGTTTTTATACATGAACAACAGGCATAACTATATATTGTACCCCAAAGGTTTGGGGTACTTAGGCAGTAGGCTTTTAACGCATGAGGAGATGTATCGAAGCCGTATTTTAAAAGTGTCCCTAGCGAGGACTCATCCAGCGTAAAGGAGAAAAACATGATACGCATTATCAAAATTTTAGTCTTTGCTCTAGCATCGGTGCTAGTTGCAATAGGCGGTTATAAAGCAGTTACATATAAGTTAGAATCACTAAAGACTGCTAGAATTGCAATAAGCCCAGTTACAGCAGAAATGAGACAGAAACAATTAGACTGTCTAGCTCGTAACATCTACCACGAAGCAGGCTACGAGCCATTCGAAGGTAAGGTAGCGGTTGCACAAGTTACAATCAATCGTGCAGAAAGCGGACATTTTCCCAGCGATATCTGCAAGGTAGTTTATCAAAAGAACATAGTTTATGAAAAAGTTCTTTGTCAATTTAGTTGGTACTGTGAAAGTGCTACACTGAAAAAACCAATGAATGGTCCAGTTTATTACGAGTCCATGGAAGTTGCCAAAAAAGTTCTCTTAGAAGGATTTAGATTACCTTCAGTTAAAGACGCACTATACTTTCATGGGGATTATATAAATCCTGGATGGAAAAGAGAAAGAGTAGCAAAAATTGGTCGTCATATTTTTTACAAGTGAGAATAGATAATGAATATAGAAATGTTTAAAGTGTCAGTTAAAAAATTCTTCCACGATCTTTTTGATTTAGATTTGTGGGTCAAAAACATCAAAGAACACGCACCTCACATTTCAGCAGAAACTGCCGGCTGGGTTGCGGTAGTTCTGTTACATATGGCTACATTGCCAACCATGCTTGCTGTGCTTACAGGATTGACTGAAAAAATGCCACCTGTAGATATGGTGCTTTTTAGCTGGTTAGGGCTATTTTTGTTCTTTATCAAGGCAACAATTCAGAAGGATTTGCTTAATATTGTAACAATTGGACTTGGGTTTTTTGTCCAAGCAGCCTTGCTGGCATTAATTGTTTTCAAGTAAAATAGCGATAAATACAAAATATATTTAAAGGAGCATTTAAATGCCATCAGGATTTCAACAAGACGCTAATCAATTAGCACCCGGATTTTACAGAGTTGTACTAACAATGACAAGTACAACCTATTATCCAACCACAGCCGGCGCCGAAAATGACCGCGGTGGCGTTACACCAAATAGTTCAGACAGTTTTTCAACTGCTAACTTGCCTACTACACTAGCATACGGTCAAAACCGTGCTCGTGGCAATATGCGTTTCCGTAACATTGTTAACGCACTAACAGGCATAGCAGATTGCCAAATTATAGATATTGAAGTTGACAGTGACGAGACCAACGGTGACGCACAAGCAACTACACTAGCATTTACTGCCAAATATGACCGCGATGCATTTATACCATCAACTGGTACAGACATTGCTGGCGGTAGTATTACAACAAAAGCATTGTATCTTAAAAATGAAGTAGCAAAAGCAATTCGTTTGTCAACTACTGCCAATGCTCGTGTTTACAATGGAGCAACTGGTACTGATAACATGTTGTCGATTACAGCAACCCATACTGGTGCAACAGCAACCCAGACATTAGGAACTGTAGCAGTAACACTTATCGACGGCACTGAATTAACAACAGCTGATTCATCAGGCGACGCAGAATAAGGTAACTGATGACTTTAGCCTGGTTACTACTACTAACTGGTTTAACAATCTCAGCGGTCGCAATCTATTACTCCGTAGTAGGTCTGGCCGCTATTTTCTCTGCGGCTGTGATTCCAATCATTATCATGGGCTCAGCTTTAGAAGTAGGCAAACTTGTCTGTGCCTCATGGCTTAAAGCCAATTGGGAACGTGCTCCACGTTTCATGAAGTACTACATGATTATTGCCGTTGTAGTTCTTATGTTGATTACCAGCATGGGTATCTTTGGTTTCCTATCCAAAGCACATAATGATCAAAATCTAGTCAGCGGCGATGTTCAAAGTAAGATAGCACTATACGATGAAAAAATTAAAATAGCCAAGGACAATATCGATGCTAACCGCAAGGCGCTTAAACAAATGGATGAAGCGGTGGACCAAGTTATGGCACGTAGCTCAGACGAGAAAGGTGCTGATAAAGCCGTTGCTGTACGTAGGTCCCAACAAAAGGAACGTGGTAGACTACTTTCTGAAATCGAAGCCGAACAGAAGAAAATTGTACAACTTAATGAAAGCCGTGCACCAATCGCAGCCGAAGTACGCAAAGTTGAAGCGGAAGTTGGGCCTATAAAATACATAGCAAAATTCATTTACGGTGATAAGGCCGCTGATGAGAATATGCTTGAAAAAGCAGTTACATGGATCATTATTCTTATTGTTATTGTATTCGATCCGTTGGCTGTTATTATGTTATTGGCTGCGCAAATGACCTTCCAATGGCACCGAGAAAATAAAAATACATTACGAGACGAATATGATTTTTCTAACGGAGTTCGTGGTCCAATTCTAAAAGAAGAACCCGAACCAACTAATGATTCTCCAACTGTATGGCCATTCCCATCAGTAAAACAACCTGTAGAAGTTCCAAACGAAACACCGTCGACTGCACTAGGAGGTGATATAACAGCGCCGGAGGAAAAAGCAATAAATTTGGAACCAGACTTTCTTAAACAAGCTGAAGAGCGTGTTCAAGAACGTATTGAAGAAGTAAAGCAGGAAGAGCCATCTGTTCCAGTCATACCACTGGAGCAATGGAACAAAATGATTGAGGAAGCTGAAAAGGCAGTTGAAGAAGAGAAAAAGGCTCAAGTTGAATCAGACTCTCCTGAGGCAGAAGAAACAGAAGAATCAAAAAAAAAGACATACATGACCAAGGACAACCAAGGACAGATTCAGATAAAGAACAGATCATAACTGGTTACGTTCAAAATGCTGAACAGACTGAAGGAACGATTTGGTCAAGAATTTCTGGATTAAAACCCAAAGACGAAATGTACAGGCTGTACGACAAAGATCAATTTAAAGATTTGATAATTGATAGGTTTACAGACCCTGCATTGTATGAATTTGTAGAAGAAACTAAATCTCGAGGACCAAAATTTGCAAATTATAGTCCAGAGCGTTTAAAAGACTTTGTAAGTAGGATATATGAACTTAGGAAAAATAACTCTAATAACCCCACCCGACAAACTTTTTAATTTAAATTTAAGTTATTTGTTAGTTAAACCTTCAAATTCTGTGAAACAACAATTTCAGTCAATACTTAGTAAATGTATTGATGATTTAAATGTATTCATTTTTGATGAAAAAGAAACAGATATAGCATGGATGCTAAGTGTTGCTCAACAAGTCGATGTTGTAGTTATTGATGTAGATAACTGTGATCCAATAACTCAAAAGTTTGTCACATTTTTACTAGCACAGCCCAATGCTCACTATATAACATTAGACGAAACTACACCTTACAATCTAATAAGCAAAAACAGAATTTGGGATTTAGAAGGAATAGTTAATCAATTTAACGACGAAGACGAAGAGGACGACGAAGATGATGAATTACAATAAGAGTAAAGGTACTGGAGTAACCGTTAAGGATCACGAAAATATCAACCAAGCTCTTAGGCGTTTCAAACGTAAAGTAGAAGATGCAGGAATTTTGGATGACTTGCGTAAAAAAGAATTCTACGAAAAACCAACAACAGCTCGTAAACGTGCCAAAGGTGCAGCCAAAGCACGTTGGAAGAAGAAACTCGAAAAAGAGCAACTCCCACCAAAATTATATTGACACTAGTAATATTTTGTGTTATAATTTATGCTAGTTCCTAAAATGAAAGAGCATAATGGCAAATACAGATGTAATGATAGATTTAGAAACATTGGCGACATCTACGGATGCCGCCATTCTTACCATTGGAGCAGTAAAATTTGATCCATTTGGTAAAGACATTCAAGAACCAGCTATGGACAGTTTTTATGTTCGGGTTGATTTAGATAGCTGTCATGAAATTGGATTAGTTGTTAATGACGATACTATAGCTTGGTGGGGGCAACAAGACCGAGCAGTCCAAGATGAAGCATTTGGTGAAGGTGCTGATAGATTACATATTAAAGATGCAATGGATCGGCTTTATAAATTTTGCTGGGGCACAAAACGTGTTTGGTCAAACGGCGCAGCATTCGATGTGCCAATTTGCGAAACTGCCTTTAAGCGAGTAGGAAAAGCAATTCCGTGGAGCTTTTGGCAAGTTCGCGATGTTCGCACAGCATTTGACATAGGCATTAATCCTCACCGTCCTCCTGTTACAAAACATCATGCATTAGAAGACGCATGGAATCAAGCAGTAGGCGTACAAAATGTCTATAATACGCTACGCAGTTCTACTACCTATGACGGTAAAATGTTATCGCCTTTCAGCAACCAAAGATAAAATGAAAACACTCGAAACAGTTTCAGGTAAAAAAATTAATGTCACGGATCCAGATCCAGCCACAATAGACATTTCTGATATTGCATGGGCACTTAGTCGTATGCCTAGATTTTCAGGACATAGTATACCTTATGTTCCGTATTCAGTAGCACAACATTGTATTCAAGTTATGAAAGAATTAGCACCGCACGGTCCTAGGATACAAATGCACGGACTATTGCATGATGCTGCAGAAGCATATATTAATGACTTGCCTAGCCCTATCAAACATATACCCGAGATACATGCCGTTATTAGCAAGTTAGAAGACAAACTAATGCTAACTATATATGAAGCATTAGGCGTAGAACAGCCCACAGCAGAAGAGCATACGATTGTAAAAATTGCTGACAAACATCAGCAGGCAGTAGAAGCTTATAATTTTATGCATTCTCGTGGTAATGACTGGAACTTACCTAAAGTAACATTTAAAAAATTACAAGAATTTGAACAGCCACTAACTAGTGTAAAAGCATATGATTTATTTTTACAGCATTTTGAACTTTTACAAGAAGAATTAACAAAACAGAATTCTGTGGCATAAATAAAAATGTAGGACGCTTCGGGTTCTACAAGTTCTTGCTTAAAATTAAGGAGATAAAAATGAGCAAAATCATCGGTATTGATCTTGGCACCACAAACAGTTGTGTAGCCATTCTAGAAAACGGCGTAGCTAAAGTTATTGAAAACTCAGAAGGCGCCCGTACAACACCTTCAATCGTCGCTTACACACAAGACGAAATTCTTGTAGGTGCAACAGCAAAACGACAAGCAGTTACAAATCCAAAAAGCACAATCTATGCAGCCAAACGGTTGATTGGTCGTAAGTTCTCTGAAAAAGAAGTTCAGAAGGATATCGACCTAATGCCTTACGACATTATGGAAGCTAAAAATGGCGATGCATGGATTCGCGCACAAGACAAAGAACTTGCACCACCACAAGTATCAGCCGAAGTACTTCGCAAAATGAAAAAGACAGCAGAAGACTATTTAGGCACAGAAGTTACAAAAGCAGTTATTACAGTACCAGCTTACTTTAATGACAGCCAGCGTCAAGCAACTAAGGATGCAGGTAAGATTGCAGGACTAGAAGTATTGCGTATTATCAACGAGCCAACAGCGGCCGCACTAGCATATGGTGTAGATAAACAAGATACAAAGGATCGAAAAATTGCAGTATACGACCTAGGTGGTGGTACGTTTGATGTGAGTATTATTGAAATTGCCAACATTGATGGCGACAAACAAATCGAAGTACTATCAACAAACGGTGATACATTCCTCGGTGGTGAAGACTTTGACCAACGTCTAATGGATCACCTGGTTGATGAATTTAAGAAAGAAAACGGTATTGACTTAAAAAGCGACATGCTGGCCTTGCAACGTCTAAAAGACTCGGCTGAAAAAGCCAAGATTGAATTATCTAGCTCACAAAGTACTAGCGTAAACTTGCCGTATATTACAGCCGATGCTAGTGGACCCAAGCATTTAAATGTAACTATTAGTCGTGCCAAGTTTGAGTCAATGGTTGAGGATTTAATTCAGCGCAGTATCGAGCCTTGCAAAGTTGCTATGAAAGACGCTAATGTTAAAGCTAGCGATATCACCGAAGTAATTCTTGTTGGCGGACAAACACGTATGCCTAAAGTACAAGAAGCAGTTGAAAAATTGTTTGGTAAGGCACCACGTAAAGATGTTAACCCGGACGAAGCAGTAGCGGCGGGCGCGGCCATCCAAGGTGCAGTACTAAGTGGTGATAAAACAGACGTTCTATTGTTAGACGTTACTCCACTGAGCTTAGGTATTGAAACAATGGGCGGAATCTTTACAAAACTTATTGAAAAGAATACAACCATTCCTACTAAAAAATCACAAGTGTTTTCAACGGCAGAAGACAATCAGCCGGCTGTTGATATTAAAGTAGCACAAGGTGAACGTGAACTGTTCAAGTACAACAAAGCACTTGGTGAATTTAAACTTGATGGAATTAATCCAGCTCCACGCGGCCTTCCTCAAATTGAAGTTACCTTTGATATTGATGCTAACGGCATTATGAACATTAGTGCTAAAGATAAAAGCACAGGTAAAGAAAACAAAATTACTATCAAGAGTGATAGTGGTTTGAGTAAAGAAGATATCGAGCGTATGATTACAGAAGCAGAAGCAAATGCTGACGCTGACAAAAAGGCTCGTGAGCTAATTGATGCTAAAAATCAATCTGAAGGTGCTACACACAGTCTTAATAAAGATTTTGAAGAATTTAAAGATCAAATCACAGAAGATGAGAGAACTAAATTCCAAGAAGCTGTTAAGTCTGTAGACGAAGCTCGCCTAGGAGAAGATGTAGAAGCAATCAATAAAGCCGTACAAAATATGTTTGAAGCAGCCGCACCTATTTTTACAAAGAAACAGGAAAAAGCTTCTTCAACCACAGCCCAACCAACTGAGGGCGAACAAACCGTTAATGCGGAGTTCAAAGAAGTTGATAAAAAAGACTAAATGTCTTATAATAGAAATGTAGGGCGCCAATGGTTGGGCCCTACACAGTTCTTGCTTAATAAAGGAGATCTAAAATGACACAATTAAGAACTATTGATACAGCAGCTCTAGCTGGACTAAGTAGAGCACTAGTAGGATTTGATCGTTACTTCAACGTACCAAATCACCAAAATGGTAACTATCCTCCACATAATATTGTGAAGTACAGTGAAAACCAATATGGTATTGAAGTTGCAGTAGCAGGTTTCAGCAAAGAAGAAATTACTGTAGAAGTTGATCAAGATCAACTAACTATTACAGGTACTAAATCTACTGACGCTGATTCTTCTAAAGAATACTTACATCGTGGATTGGCTGCTCGAGACTTCGAACAAACATTTACTCTTGCTGAGTATATGGAAGTCAAAGGTGCAGAAGTTAAGGACGGTATGCTTAAAATTCAAATTGAGCGTATTGTGCCAGAAGCATTAAAGCCACGTCAAATCGAAATTAAATAACTGTAACACGGGGGAGGTAAAACTCCCCCACAACCTAAAGAGAACGAAATGCCCGGTACTGATATTCAACTAGACGAAAAAATTAAAGTAAAAGTAGCTGAACCAAAAAACTGGAAAGTTATTTTGCTTAACGATGACTCAACGCCGATGGAGTTTGTGATTTCCTTGCTAGTTGAGATTTTTAAACATACTCATGATACAGCTAGAGATATTATGCTACAAGTTCACGAAACAGGTAGCGGCATTGCTGGTGTTTATAGTTTTGAAATCGCAGAAGCAAAGGCAGTGGAAGCAACTACACAAGCAAGAAGCAATGGATTTCCACTCCAAATTAAATTGGAGGAAGAATGAGTTTAAAAGATTTAACACACGAGCAACACAGACGAGCAGAAACTAGACCCTTTGTTAAAATTCTATTTTCTGGGCATGTAAATCCAAAATTATATGCAACATACCTAAAAAATCAACACCCGCAATACGAAGTTTTGGAAGCCTGTGCTATGCCGCATCAATTGTTGCACGGCATTCCAGATATACGCAGGTCTCCTGCAATCCTAGAAGACTTCATTGAACTTTGGGGCAAGGACAACGACGAACAACCGAAGATGTGTCCAGTAGTAAACGATTACATTAAGTATATTTTAAGTATTAAAGAAGATCCACATAAACTTATGGCTCATATGTATGTTCGACATATGGGAGATTTAAGTGGTGGACAAATGATTAGTAAACGGGTTCCTGGATCTGGGAAATATTATAAATTTAACGGTGATACAGAAGAAATTAAAAATGCCATCCGAGCCAAGTTAGATGATAGCATGGCAGACGAAGCAAAGGTTTGTTTTGATTTTGCAACTCGGTTTTTTGAAGAAATGATGGTTATTGCTAAAGATTATGAATGACAGCAAAGTCTGGGATACATTAATTGATATTCAACACCTACTGGAAGATTCGTTTAACAAAACTGGTACAGAAATATTTGAACCTGGAATGGATCGCTTTAATCAGCCTGGGTGGGTTAATCGCGTTTGGCGGTCCGATTCTTATCGTCGTGCTCATGTTGACGTTGTAGACGCTCGAGAAACTAAAGGACTGTGGATGATGCATTGTTGCATCTTTCCACATACACACAATCCTGCTCCAATTTACGGCTTTGACGTTATAGCTGGTAAGAACAAAATTACCGGCTGTTTTCATGATTACAGCAAAGCAGGCGATGCTGACCATCCTATGATGGAATGGTTTGCTGGAGAGGTTAGCAAGTTAGAGTGGCGTAGAGAACGTGCTTTGCCTGAATGGGCTACTAACATATTCAGCAAAAGTATGGTTGCGGCAGGCAACGTACAAGACGAAGCAGAATTACAGCAAATTACAAACTTAGCTAAAACTACAATAAATCACTATCTAAGCACAGTAGCTGAAACAAACAATACAACTACAGATACTACACTAGCACAGAACTATTACTGTGAAAATCAGAAGCAAAACCCTCATACACCGCGTGTAATGGTTAGTTTAGGGCTTAGTGAGGACGATGTTAAACATTTCATACAGGAATGTCTCTTCCCTGAAATCGCATAAATATTGTTACTATGCGATTTTTTGAATTTAAAGTTCCACTATTAGAATACACATTAGAAAAAGACATTTCAACATCAGCAATGATGTTTGATTTGCAGTCTATTGCGGATATTGCAGAACAGATTCCGCCTGAGAATCAAAATATTGCTAACAAAGTTCTAGCAAATCTGCAAAATACTGAGAGCAAAATTACTAATCAATTAGCAAAAGCTGGTATTGAGTTGCCGGCTGCTGAAGTTGCTCCTGAACCAGTGGCTGAGCCACAACAACCAATTGCTCCTACAGCACAACAGCCTGCGCCCCAAGAAATTCAGCCGCAACAACAAGCACAACCAAACGAAATTGAAAGAATTTCTCAATTAGCTGGAGTTCCACAGGAACCTGTAGCACAGCAAGACCCGCCAGAAGAAGAAACAGACGACGAAGAAGAGCAGTCGCTTGCAGAAGCAAAAGATCCAACTGTCAATGCCTCTGAAATTAAGGCACTAGCAGAACGTTTAATGTCGCACATTGAATTCATTTTAAAATTACCAATTACTAAAACATTTTCTCATTCTCAGAAAATGGCTATGGTAGCTGATATTGAACACAGTATCAGAATTAACAAAGCTCTAATTAAACAGGTCAAGACTTTAACTGGCAAATTAAAAGCCAGCGAAGCAGATAAAGAAATTGCAAAAAACTTCTTAAGAAACGTTAACGGTTTATTAGAAGCATTAGGCAACAAAGTACAAGAATTTAAAGAAAGTTCAGTTGAAGAAAAGCAAGCATTAAGTTCTAAAGAACGCAGTCAAGTATTAAGCAAAGAAAAGAATGCTCGTGCATTTACTCAAAACTTAAAACATTTTATGTTTGGACTTATTATTGATATTACATTAAAACCAGAAATTCATCAAACTAACGAAACAGAAATTCAAGAGTTTTTAGAAGCATGTGTGGCAGGTGATGTTATTAACATGTTATCATTAATTGCAGAAACTAACGGAAATGTAGAATCACATGTAAACGAAGAATTTATTAAGTTGTTTAATATATTTAAAACTCAAAAAATCTTCTCATACAATCCTGGAAAAACTTCTGGTGCCATTGGTCCAGGAGAAATGGCGTTGTCTATGATGGGCAATCCTGCACAAAAAGCTAAAAAAGGCGATTTATTAATTGGTGATAAAGAAATTGAAGTAAAGGCAGGTTCTACTTCAGGCGGTCGACTAAACAGTAAGAAAATTACTAAACCAGCCGCAGCTTGGAAGAAGGCATGGACTCCTGGTATTCAGAAAATTGTAGATTCAATTCCAGCAGGAACTCCTATTAGACTTAAGAATCAAGAAACTGGACAAGTTGTTGGAGTTCCTAAAGAAAATTTTACTGCTAACGTTGTTAACTATAAAACAGAAGTTACCGATACAGGCGAAAAAGTTAAAGGAGCAGGAAAAGAAGGTGCTCGCTATAACTTTAACGATACTGGATTAAATGCTTTAAACAACGACTTGTTGCGTCCTTTTAGTACACGAGCATTGACTTCTGAACTATTTTACGAAACATTTAGACGTATTATTCTTAATTTAGATCAAGTTGAAGATAGTTTAGGTCAAACAGCTATGGAGCTAATAGATTCAGCAATACCTACAACTGAAGACGGACGTGATGGTGGTATTGATGTTGATTCTATGATTAAAGCATATACATTACTAGCTTATGAAAGTTATCATTTAGCTGACGGAATTACAACTATCATGTACTTAAACACCGAATCTTTAGATTATGCATTAGTTGAAGATGGCAATGATTTAGTTGATCGACTTGGGCAAGATATAAAAATGACTGGTGGTTTTAACTTTAATGACGACCAGCAAACACCTACTCCAGCATATCTTGTAATGACACAAGCACAAGCGGCTAAAGCTGCTAAAGTCTAAAAAGAATAAAATGCTCGCTTAATTCGTTCTCTGCCGGTTGTAAATACTATACCGGACACCGGGAGCGAATCATGAAATTCAAACTTTTTACCTTAGGCGGAATAATTCTGTCTCTATGCTCGCCAGCGTATGCAGAATTAGTACATCAATTCCAAAGCCCTGCCTTTATACCTGGCAATGGCTACAGTCAGCACGTTCTTAGCATCTATCAATTAGAAGAAAATAAAAAGAAAGAAATAAAAAGCGAAGAACTAGCCGCTATAGCCAAGGCAGAAGCAGCAGCCAAACAAACAAATCTAAGTAAATTCCTAGTAAACGTAGAAGCACGTATATATGCTCAGTTATCTAAACAACTGGCAGATCAAATGTTTTCTGAAGGCGGCGGCGACAGCGGAACTATGAATTTTCAAGGAACTAATATCAGTTGGGTAAAAACAGGTACAGATGTTACCCTTACGATTATAGAATCTAATGGCAGTCGTACAGAAATTGTTGTTCCTATAGCGAGCTTTGCATTCTAATGAAAAAACTATTGTTATCATTGCTAGTAGCAGGAACATTATCAGGCTGTGCTACTGTTCATATGGATGCCGCTAGGGAAGAACCTATATCTTTGAAAACAAGAGAAAATCTTATAGAAAAACTTCCAGAGTTAGATGGTCCTTCAATGACTGTTGCAGTCTACGGTTTTATGGACAAGACTGGACAAATGAAACCTAATGACAGACTGGCAGTATTTTCAAAGGCAGTTACACAAGGCGCTGAAGTATTTTTAATTAAAAGTTTACAAGACAGTAAAAATTGGTTTAAAGTAGTAGAACGTGTAGGACTAGATAATCTTGTAAAAGAAAGACAATTAATTCGAAATCAACGCGAAGTATACGAAGGCAAAGATGCCCGTCCTCTTAAACCTATGACAGTGGCAGGCATTATGATTGAAGGCGGCATTATTGGCTACGATAGTAATATACGTAGTGGTGGTAATGGTGCAAGATTTCTTGGTATTGGAGGAAGTCAGCAGTATCGTGTAGATGAAATTGTAATTAGTTTAAGATTAGTTAGTGTTAACAGTGGTGAAGTTTTGATTACAAATGCTGTGAGCAAAACAATTTACAGTACTCAACATAATGTAGGCGTACTTCGTTTTGTTGATGCTGGGACAAAAAGTTTAGAGTTAGAAAACGGTATGGCTTTAAACGAGCCTACAACTTATGCAGTACGAGTAGCTATAGAACAAGCAGTACACGACATGATAGTCGAAGGTGAGAAAAAAGGCCTATGGAGGTACAAACTTGCTAAACCTGCTATTAAAGAGGAGAAGACAGATGAGTTGGTTCAACCACAAACCTCACAAACACCCCAAAGAGCCGCAGAGCCCCTACCATCCACACAGACAAACTCCAGCGTCAGAGAAAGCAATGGAGCAGGCCAAACAGACGAAACCAACAACCAGCGAGGCACTGAGGCTAAAGTAGAAACAGTAGTTCAGCGTGAAGAGAAAAAAACAGAGTTTACAACTGTGTATCTTAAACAAGATTCCTATGTTTATAAAGAACCAAACGAAAAAAGTCAAAGAACTTGGTTGTTGAAAAAAGGAACAGAGTTAAGCATACAAGGAACAGTTACCGAAGGATGGTATTTTGTAGTAGACGCCGAGAAGCGTAAAGGGTATGTGCGAACTGACGTGCTTTCAGAACACAAATCATAATTGAGTCAAGCATAGGAGAAAGTCTTTATTAAACTAAAATATGGATGCATTAACAAACATAACTTGCATCCGGAGCGAAAAATGAAAAAAAGAATCACAGGCGGTGGCGAGTTGTCGAGAAAACTACTTGCAATACTAATGACATCTGGAATGATGTCATCGGGAGCGTGGGCCAACGATGTTTATGTAGAACAAATTGGTGATAACTCATCGGTTTCAATCACACAAACAGGCGCTGGCAACTTAGTCAATGGTAACGTTGGTGGTAACGGTAATGCTGATGATGCAGCACTGATTAGAGGCGACCTTAACAACGTAACTATCAGTCAAATTGGTGCTAGTAATACACTTAGCATGATTATCAATAATGAATCCAATGGCACTGGCGCAACAGTAGTAGTTTCAGCAGACGGAAGTAATAACAATCAAACTATTGGTTGTGGAACTGCATTAAGTTCTGCTTGTAACGCCAGCATCATCAGATCTGAAATTACAGGTAATAACAACAATACTGTACAAACACTAAGTGGCGGCGTTGTTCAGAGCAAAATTGCTATTAACGGAAATTATAACAACGTAACGCATACTGCATCGGGAGTAGGTTTACATTCAGGAGAAATTACAGTTTCAGGTAGCGGCACAAGTACGATTGCTAATGCTGTAACCCTAACACAGAGTGGAGTATTCGCTAAAAATGCAGTTATTACCAGTAACGGTTCTAATAACAACGTTGTTGTTACTCAGTCCGATTAATAGCTTTGCCGGTGTTGGCAAAGTTACTGAACAGACCGGGCCTACAGAAATTTTAAGGAATAAGAAAAGTATTCCTTCTAGTCTAAACACGGGCGTAGAGATGAATGACACCGTCTCTACAGCCAAAGCTAAAGCCGAATTAACTTTTGAAGATAAAACTACAGTCAAACTTACAGAACACAGTAAAATGATCATAGATGATTTTGTATATGATCCAAAGAAAGGTTCAGGTAAGTTGGCTTTAAATATGGCTTTAGGTACCGCACGTTATGCCAGCGGACAGATTGCCAAAAATAATCCTCAACAGGTAGCAATTAAAACACCAACCGCCAGTATTGCTGTTCGTGGTACAGACTTTTCAATGACTGTGGACGAACTAGGAAGGAGTTTAGTTATGCTTCTTCCTAGTTGTGATCCCAAAGGCGGCTGTGTTACTGGAGCAATTGAAGTTAGAAACTTTGGCGGCGTAGTTTTATTAGATGTTCCATACCAGGCTACACTAGTCAATAGTGCGTATACTCCTCCAACCGAACCTGTAGTAATTAAAATTGATCAAGCTAATATTAATAACATGTTGATCATCAGTAAACCAAAAGAAGTTGCAGATGCGGAAAATGCAGGTACCGTTAAGAAAGAAAAAGGTCTATTAGATTTTAATGAACTAGATTTTGACTTATTAAAATATTCTAAATTAGATGAAAATGCGTTGGACAAAAAAACATCACTAGATAGAAATGACCTTGACGCTGATTTGTTAGCTTACAATTCATTAAACGAATTAGATAGACAAAATGCCAGTTTGTTAGGAGACGAATTAGATATACCTGTATTGCCAGGTTATAGTTCTAATAAGTCATTAGGACTATTATATTACTTTAATGACGATCAAAGTAAAGTCACTTTATATAAAGCAGGCACACATAATGCTACAGCAACTTTTGATACAACAAAAAATGTTACTTTTACTTTAATACAAGATGGACAAACAATTATACAAAACGTTAATAAAGGATCGACTAGTACTATAATTATAGTACAAAATTAAACACAGTTTTTTATTTCTATAACTTAGATTTAAATAATAGTACACCAACACCAAAAAAAATAATAAAGTTGGGGAGCGAAAATGAAAAAACAATTAATTGCAGCAATAGTTGCCGCTATGCTATCGGTACCGGCAATCGCAGGAAATGAAATATTAGTAAATGAATTTATAAAAGCAGGAGTAAATGAATCAACAGGTACGCTGGGAAGTGGAGGAAACACCAATCCAGGACTACAGTACGATAACACTGGTACTGGAACATTTAACTCTGCATACGATTATCTAACACCAGGTTCGCCCTATGAGGGCTGGGCTGTTCGTATAGATAACGCAGACGGAACGAAGTTCAAGTTATACGGTAATAACAATGCTGGATTCCAAATGGACGGTAACATTCCTGTAACTGGAGCATGGGTTGGCACACCTACTGCGGCATCTGCGATATGGGCAGGTACAGCAACAGAATTTGGGATAAGACATACATACAGTCTACCATCCGCACAACGTTACTTAGACATTACTACACGCATTGAGGCTACTGCCGCAATGCCACATTTGTATTTTGGTCGTTATATTGACCCTGATGCTGTGGCAGCTCCTGGCGACAGTTCAGCAACTGATAACGTTCGTGGCTATGGCATCATTCCAAAGACCAACGTTGTATTCTCAGAAGCAACTGTGAGTCGGTATGCTCTTGGTTTATACTCAGCACAAGTTGGAACTGTTAATACAAGTATCCAAGGATGGACAAGTGATCCAAAGAACTACTACCTAAACACAAACGGTCGTGCTGATGTTAGCAACGGTGATGACACAATTGGTATTGCGTTCTATGCAGCCAATGTTGCAGTAGGCGATATCTTAACATATAACTATGCTTACATTTTTGGACCAAGTGCGTTTACTGCTGCCAACTACGCTATCACAGGCGGAGCAGGTGGTGGTACAGCAGGTACAAGTAGTTTTGGCACATTAGTCGACGTTGGTAGTGCTACTGATGCAGGATCAGGTACTACTACAACAACTCCGACTATTACTGGTACATCAACAGCAACCATTACTGTCAGCGATACCACTGCGATAAACACAAGTCTTCCAGTTATCACTGCTAGTCTAGCACATCACGAAGCAAGTGAAGCTAGTGGCAAGCAAACTATTGCTCGTGAAACAACAACAAATGTAACTACTCCATACACACGTTCTGTTGTAACACTAGTTAGAACAACTAACACATGGAGTGACGGTACTACAACAACATCTGACAGCGCAACTACTACAACTGACACATTAGTTAATAATGTAGCTACTACTGTAGCTAATGATAGTTTCAGCGGACGTATTGATCAAATGTCATATTTAAATAATTTAAACAGACAACTAGATCGTGGACTGAACATGGATGCTTTCCGTCAAGATGGTTACACAGATCAAGAGAAAAAGATAACTGTGTATGCAAATACCAGCGGTGCAAGATCAAACATAGACAATGGTTATAATGCTAGAAGTCAAGTCTATGGGCTAGGTGTTGAAAAAGAAATCAAACCAAATTGGAGATTAGGTGCTCAATATAATCGTGTGAATACTACTATGGATGGCACTGATTCTAAAACAGCACAAGACAAAAATCATGTTGGGTTGTTCTCTGTATATACAAACGACAAAGATGTTAAATTTGTTAACAACTTAGGTTACTCTGACAACTCAGTTAAAGGCAATCGTACAATACCAGGTATTGATTTTAATAACAGTCATAGTACTAGAGGCGATAACTTATGGTTGAACAATAGAATATATGCTCCAGAGACAAAAGGATTCCGTCCATATGCTGGTGTTACAGTCGGGCGTTCAACAGTAGGTGGTTATACAGAAGCTGGTAGTATTCAAAGTGCTAGAACTGTAGCTAAAACTACAGACAACTACACATACGGTGAAGCTGGTGTACGTTATGAAAAAGAAATTGACAAGTTCCGTTTAATTGGTGATGTTAGCACAACAACAGATTCTGTGACAACAGGCGCTGCTACAGTTGCTTATGCTCCAACAAAAACTGGTACTATCGCTTTAACAGCCGCAACACAGCATGGTAATAATATTAACACTAACACAGTTTCGTTAAGGGGTATCATTAGATTTTAATAATAACAATAATAAGGCATAGCCTAACTCACAGCCCTCTTCGGAGGGCTTTTTTATTAAATATAGTTTTAAGGAGTAAGCCATGCGTATATTAGCATTGGCGTTCCTAGTCTGCTTATCCAGCTTAGCCAACGCCCAGTTTAAATATGATTATCCGTTGTTGTGTGATAGTACTTCAAAAATGATTGAAAGTCTTGGTAAAAATTATCAGGAAAAAATTCGCTGGACAGGCGCTCATGTTGATGATAAGTCAGTGTACAGTTTATGGATAAATGATCGCACAGGCAGCTGGACATTGTTAAAAATGAACACGGAATATGCCTGTATACTGGGCGTTGGTGACGAATCCAAATTAACCCTTGGAGAATCAGTCTAAAAATTAGGTAAATATTGAATGATAAAAAAAATTCTAACAAGCCCGTGGACTGCTTTATTAACTCTAGCGTTAGTAGCAGGTATACGTATAGTAGACCCTACATTTGTTGAAAGCGTAAGACTGCGTTATTTTGACACACTAATTACTAGTAAAGCTCCAACAGACAACAACATCTATACTGTAAATATAGATGAAGCCGCTTTAGACAAGTATGGACAATGGCCATTACCAAGGGCAGAATATGCAAAAATTATTAAAGATCTTTATGATCGTGGTGCTGGCCTTGTTGTGCTCAATGTTATCATGGCTGAGCCTGATCGCACTGGTGGCGATG